GACTCACCTGGACCTGCACCTGTGGGGCCATCGTCTCGGCATCGCGCCAGGCGTGCCCCTGGGCCGAGTCGTGAGCCGCCGCCCGCACGGGCCCGTGTTCCGCGAGTACGTCCCACCCATCACCCGCGCGCAGGACTGGACCCCCGAGCCCTGCACCGCCCAAACCGTCCGGCCCCTGGGTGAGGCCCGGCTGGGGGTGGTGTGCGGGATGACCGCCCACCACCGCGGCTGGCACCTGTCGCCCTGCGGCTGGTCCTGGAACCCCGAGACGGGGCAGGCCCTGGCCTTCCCCACCAACCCCTGAAAGGCAAGGCATGGCAGACCCCATCCTGACCACCACCCGCCCGCTGCTGGAGTGCCCCGCCTGCGGGGCCGACGTGCCGGCCACCATCACCGTGTCCATGGCCCTGGGCGACACCCTGGACAACGGCACGGTGGAGGCCAGGGGCACCCTGACCGGCGTCCGCATCACCCACGACTGCACCAAGCAGACCCCCCGCACCACCGACAGCAAGGACTGAACGACATGGCTGGAGACACGATCATCACCGTGGTGGGCAACCTCACCGCCGACCCGGAGCTACGGTTCACCCCCTCGGGTGCGGCGGTAGCCAACTTCACCGTGGCGTCCACCCCCCGCCACTTCGACCGGCAGGCCAATGAGTGGAAGGACGGGGAAACCCTGTTCCAGCGCTGCAGCATCTGGCGCGACGCGGCGGAGAACGTGGCCGAGTCCCTGCACCGCGGCACTCGCGTCCTGGTCCAGGGCCGGCTGACCGCCACGTCCTGGGAGACCAAGGACGGGGAGAAGCGCACCGGGACCGTGCTGGAGGTGGATGAGGTGGGCCCGTCCCTGCGCTACGCCACCGCCAAGGTGAACCGGACCCAGCGCGCCGGCACCACCCAGGGCGGCACGGTCGCCAACCCCCAGCCCCAGCAGGGCCAGCCCGACCCGTGGGCCACCGGCCCGCAGCAGGGCGGCCAGGGCGGTTGGGGCCAGCCCGCCAACGACGAGCCCCCGTTCTGACGGGGCGACGGGTAGGGTTCCCCCCGGATTCATGACGGGACCCAGCAGGTGGCCCCCGGTGCGCGCCAACGCCCGGGGGCCTTCCCATGCCCGGGTAGGGTGGGCGGCACTTCCTCGCAGGGCCATGGGCCCCCGGCGCTTTACAGGGCCCGGGGGCCTTCCCATGCCCAGACGGGTACCCCCTGCCCCTCTACGCTGGCCCCTGACCAGCAGGGAGGGCACCCCCATGCCACTGAGTGACGTTGCCTGGGCCATCCAGGACATGAACGACCGGGCCGGGCACCTGACCCTGTGCCGCAACTACTACGAGGGCCGGCACCGTCCCGTCCTGCCCGCCGGGAAGACCCTCAACCGGCTGCTGCGGGAGCTGCTGGAAGACCTGACCGACAACCTGTGTGACGACGTGGTGAACGAGCCCACCGACCGCCTGACCATCGCCGGCTGGGACGCCCCGAACCGGCCCGAGCTGGCGCAGGCCGCGGCCGAGCTGTGGGGGGAGAATCGCGGGGATGCCCGCTCCCCCAAGGTCCACCGGGACATGTGGATGGCCGGGGACGGGTTCGCCATCGTCCAGGAGAACGCCCAGGGCCGCCCGCGGATGTTTGTGCAGCAGCCCGAGCAGCTGGCGGTGCGCTACTCCACCGACCAGCCCGACGTGATCGAGTGCGCGGCCAAGGCGTGGAAGGCCGGCAGTCGGTGGCGCATCAACGTGTACCTGGCCGACCCCTCCCACCCCGAGGGCCCCGCCGCCCTGGAGCGGTACGCCTCCAAGGGCACCTCCCCCACCGGTGGCCTGCCGTCGGTCAAGGCGTTCCAGCTGGTCACCGAGGAAGAGGGGTACGGGCTACCCGCCGAAGAGCTGCCGGCGTTCCCGGTGTTCCACTTCCCCGCCGATGAGGTGGGCCGGTACGGCCGCTCCGCCCTGACCCCCGTCATTCCGCTGCAGGACGTGCTGAATAAGTCCATTGGGGACATGGTGGTCACGATGGAAGACACCGCTATGCCTCAGCGGTACGCCATCGGCGTCCAGGTGGAGTACGACCCGGAGACCGGGCTGGAGATCAACCCGTTTACCGGCCCGTCCGGTAAGGCCAAGGTGTGGCGCACCGGGTCCGAGAAGGCCCAGTTCGGGCAGTTCGCCCAGGCCGACCTGTCGGGGTTCCTGGAGGTCCAGGACCGGTGGCGGGCCGAGATCGGCCGCAAGGGGTACCTGCCCGCCCATAGCGTGAACCCCACCACGTCCCTGCCGCCGTCGGGGGTGTCGTTGCTGGTCGCTGACGGCCGGCAGGTGAAGCGGGTCAAGAACGCCCAGACCATCGTCGGGCAGACCTGGCGGGAGCTGATGGCGCAAATGCTGACCATGGCCGGGCACGCCTGCACCGCCGACGACCTGGAGATCGTCTGGGGGCCGGCCGAGACCCGCGACGAGCAGGCGTTGGTGGACACCCTGACCGCCAAGGTGGCGCTGGGCCTGCCCAAGCTGCAGGCCCTGATCGAGATGGGGTACGACCCCGACGACGCCGCGGAATGGACCGCCCAGGCGCAGGCGCAGGCCGAGCTGGACGCCGCCAACGCCGTGGACGCCATGGGCGGGCGACTGTCCCCGGTGCCGCTGACCCCCGGCGGGATCCTCCCCCCACCGGCCTCGCCGCCGGCCGGGGCAGCTGAGCCCGCCACCCCGTGAGTGAGCCGCTGTCCGACCTGGACCTGACCGCCCTGGCCCACGCCAAGGCGGTGGAGGCCCTGGAGGACACCGCGGTGGCGACCATGGCCCGGGCCTGGGCCGGTGTCGTCACCGCCCTGGAGGGCGACCTGGACCGGGTGCTGGTCAAGGTCACCAAGGCCCGCGAGTCGGGCCGGCCGCTGTCCCCGGCCTGGGTGTACCAGGAGGAGCGGGCCCGGGCGCTGCTGGCCAACGCCCGCGCCAACGTCCAGACCTACGCCACCGTGGCCGCGGCCGCGACCCGCAGCGTGCAGGCCGCCGCCGGGCAGGCCGGGTACACCGCCGCCATGGACGCCCTGGGGCAGGTGGTGCTGTCCACGTCGTTCGTGGCCGCGTCTCCCGAGACGTTGGGTGCGGCGGTGGGGTTCCTCGCGGACGGCTCCCCGCTGGCCGCGCTGCTGGCCACCCTTGGGCGGGAGGCCGCGACCGCGGTCGGGGACGCCCTGGTCCAGGGGGTGACCGCGGGGTGGTCGGTGGACCGGATGCGCCGGCAGGTCCAGCAGTCCACCGGGATGGCCCGGCACCGGGCCGAGACCATCGTTCGGACCGAGGCCATGCGGGTGTATAGGGAGGCCCACCGCCAGACCTACCTGGCCAACGCCGACGTGCTGACCGGGTGGACCTGGCGGGCGCACCTGGACTCGGCCACCTGCGCCTGCTGTGTGGTGATGGACGGCACCGCCCACCCGCTGGAAGAGCGGCTGGACGGTCACCCGCGCTGCCGGTGCGCGATGGTCCCGGCCACCGTGTCCTGGGCCGACCTGGGCGTGCCCGGGGTGGAGGACACCACCCCGCCGGTGCGGCAGGGCAAGGCGTGGCTGGCGCAGGCCCCCGCCACCGTGCAGCGGCACGTGCTGGGGTCGGGGAAGTTCCGCGAGTGGAAGGCCGGCCGGATCACCCTGGACGACGTGGTGGCCCGCCCCAGCTCGCCGCGGTGGGGCACCATGCGGCGGGAACGGTCCCTGATCGAGATACGCCAGGGCCGCAACGCCAACCACGGCGGGCTACCTAGTTGACAGGGTAGCCCCCTACCCTTACGCTGAACCCATGACCACCACCAAGGCCACCGGCACCGACCGCCACGGATTCCCCACCCGCACCTGCACCCGCTGCGGTGGGAGCGGTCACTACGCGTTCAACCGCCTGGACGGGACCACCTGCTACGGCTGCAGCGGCACCGGCACCCAGTACGCCACTAAGCGCGCCAGTGCGGCCGTCGCCGCGTTCCGCAAGGCCCAGCGCAACGCCGCCCGCCCCCAGGTCTGCGACTTCCAGGCCGGGGACGTGGTGACCTTCGACATGACCAGCGAGGCCCGCGCGCTGCCCACCGCCACCTGGCGCACCGTCGCCGCCGTCACCGTCACCCCGATGCGCTGCGGGTCCTCCCTGACCGGGACGGACGAGTCGGCCCGGGTGTTCACCTACTACCGGGCCGTGACCTACACCGACGGCACCACCGAGGTGTACGGGGCCACCCGGCTGGCCCTGCGTCGCGGCGTCATCGTGGACCCGGCCCCGTTCGTGGCCCAGGCGCTGAGTCGGTAGCCCCCACCCCACCAAGGCCCTCACCCGCACCAGGGTGGGGGCCTTCCCTATGCCCCCCGGTCGAGACCCGGGGGGACGGCACCCCCTTACCTATGCTCGCGGTAGTCAGACCCACCACCGCACCGGGAAAGGGCATACCATGACCGACACGGGAGCACCCACGGGCCAGGAGCCCAACGGAGTGACCGCCCAGCCAGGCCAGGAGCCGGCTGGAAGTCAGGGCCAGCAGGGCCAGCAGGGCCAGGAGCCCGCAGG